CTCTGCGCCCGTTGATTTTGTTGCGCATGGTGTGCCTCCCGGCGTGTTGGGACCTGCCGGGTCGGCGGTCGTATATGGTTGGTGCCGTGTGGCCCCGGGGCGCAATCCCGGGGCCACACGTTTTGGGCAACAAAAAAGCACCCTGTGAGGGGCGCTTAGTTGTCTAGAAGTTGTTTAGGTGGCCCACTGATCTGATGTAGGCTGTACGGAGCCCACGCAAGCCTCCATGGTCGTTGTGCGCGGGTGGGTAGGGAGGCGCCGGGATTCAGGTCCCGGCGCCTCCCGCTAATAGCTAGAGGCTGTACTTGTCTTTGAGTTGAGCGGTCAGCTTCTGCCTGTCCACCTGGCTCATCGCCCCCGGGTAGATTGCTACGTCCCGCACCCCGCCAGTAGCATAAATGCCACCGCCTGAGCTGAACATGCGCAAGTTGGTTGGCTGGTTTGTTCCGGCGTCCCCCGCGTACTCGACGCCATCCACGGAGAACACCGAAGCGGCCCCGTTGAATACGGCGATGAACACATGCCATGCGGTGTCTTTGTTCGGCCCCAGGATGGTCAGCCCGGCGTTCATAAAGAACTTGGTGCTGGTGACGCCGATATTCCAGTTCGCCCCGTTCGCGCCTACAAGGACTGCGCCGTCACCGGTCAGGACTTTGCCGATGACAACCATGGTTTTGGGGCCGGTCGTCGTGAATGGCGGCATGACAAGCTGACTCGTTGCCGTGTTGGCGATGTGCTTGAATCCGCCCTCGGTGACGACGGTCGGCTGTTGCGCCGGGTCGGTTTGGATGAATGCGCCCCATGGCCCTTGTACAGTGTTGGGCAGGTTGGATACCGACGCCCCGGAGGCGAGCGGCTCAGCGTTCCACCGGTCCGAGTACCCAGCAACGGGCAACGACTCAACCCCCAGTTTCGCCGGATACTTGGGGGACTTCAGTGCGGTGCCGGATTTCAGGATGAGAGTCACGGGTTGACCAGCTTTCGGGAAATGAGTTGAGCGTATAGCTGTTCAGCGACCTGCGCGTGCGCCGCGACGTCGATATGGGTGTAGTCCGGCAGCATGATCGACGGCGGCAGCGTATCCCCCTCCATCGCTGTCAGGTCCTCAGCGGTCGGCGTGATCCCGGCATCATAGATGCACTGGTTCACGAGGTAGCCGCGCAGGTCCCAGAAGCTGTTCGGGTAGACGCGCTGCAGTTCCTGGTTGATGCCCGTCACCAGCTGATATTCGGGCGTGCCACGAACATAGGACACATCGGAGAGCGCCCCGAGCAGCAGCGTTTTTTTGATGACCGGGGTCTGCGCTTCGACCATCGCCACATACGCGGACACGGCCCGATCAATAGCTCCTGAGAGCGGCACGGAACCGTCGTTGAGCCGTGCATCATCGGCGATGTCGTTGCGCCCGGCAAGGATGATCTGCACGGCCCCGGAGTAGAGCGCGTAGTCGTCGCTGAGGAACTCTGCCGGGCCCGTTGTGACCGCCGCCCCGTCCGTGGTCCGGGTGAACGTCAGCGTGTATTCGCTGGTTCGTGCGAGGTTCCCGGCGACTCCAGCGACCGTGCCGGCGACGTTGAACGTGCCGAGGTTCCGGTACGCGATAGCGTCGGTGGTTGTCACGGTCACTGGACCGCTGGCAGGGATGGTCCCGCCGGCGAACGTAAGGCGCGGGCGGATAGCCCCGGCCCGGACGGCGACAAGGTCGGTGGTGTTTCCACCGACGCCGCGGTTTACGACGGTCGCTGCCGGGAACTTGGTTCCAAGGATTGACATGAACCGTGTGCTGGGGACGGCGCCACCGAGCATGTGCGAGTCGCCGTAGCCGACGATCAGTGCCGGGTTGGAGCGCAGCTTGCGGGGCCCGGTGTAGGTGCTGATCGTGAAGTTGCGTTCCGGCGGCAGCACTTTCTCCGCAACCGAGCCGCCCGTCCCGGTGCTCTGTGCGAGGAAGGTCAGCGCCTCGGCCGTCGGTCCACCGTCAGTGTCGTTGACCTGCAACCAGGTCGGCGCCCCGTCCTTGGACACGACGGCGAATGAAACCCCGGGCATGTCCCATGCCGGGGCGATGCCGTCGATCTTGTCGTCCAACACTTCATCAGCAACTGCCCACGCTGCCCGGTTCGCAACGTCCTTGGTGTCCGTGTATGCTTTCGCGTCGGCTAGCGCCTTCACGCCGTCAACCCGCGCCCAGGCGGTCCAGCCGGTCGCGCTCACTGATCGGATCCATATTGATGGGTCGGTCGCTGAGATCGGTTCCCATACCTGAATGCCCGACGTTGTGGTGTTCTTCAGTACGCGCAGGAAGCCGGCCGCCGATGCGGGGAGGGCCAGCGCCGTTGACACTGAACCTGACGGGGACCTGTAGAACCCGTTAGCCAAGGTGTCAAGAACGTCCGTGCTAGCTAGGAGGAAGGGTGTCGGCACCGTCCCCACTTTAGCGTCTCCCCACGCGCCCCATGTGGAACCGGAACAGTTGCGGCGGAACACACGCGGGGCTGCCTCCCGTGTCGTGTAGACCTGGACCCCGGACGTGGTCCCCCAGAATACTTCGAGGGTGCCGGTGACGGCTGCTGGCAGGTTTAGCAGGTTGGTGGCATTCACCGCGTACGAGCCTGACGACTGGAGGGTGTTCAGGTCCGCTGTGGTAACGCCCCGGTCCCACTTGGCTGCGTCCGTGTACGACTTGGCGCTGTTCAGGGTGGCAGTGTCCGCGGCAGCCCACGCCGTACGGTTAGCTGTGTCCTTAGTGTCGGTGTAGGCATTGGCGGTGACCAGCTTCGCGGCGGCGTCAGGCTTGGTTTCGAAAGTGGCGGCCGCGTGGTCGCTCGACTCTGCCTGCGTCCAGGCGGACCATGTTCCGGCGGCAGCATCAACGGCCTCACGCCAGAGAAGGGAGGACCCGAACGTCAGCCTGTGCACCACGGAGAGGCTGTTACCGGATCCGCGCTGTACCTCCAGCACGGCCGCAGACGTGAACGTTGGCGCGTTAGGGTACGTGTTTGAACTGAGCAGGGACCACGCGCCGACGTGGGCCGGGCCGATAAGCGTGTTCAGGTCTGTGCCGGAAGGCAGGACGCCGCGGGACAACGGAACGTACTGGTTGGGCAGGTCCGCGAGGGCGGCGTCCTGCGCCGCGTCCTTGGCTTCAATGCTCGCGAGGCGACCGTCCTGAATGATGTTCTTCGATTCAACACCGTCAAGGCGCCCGTCCTGTACCGCGTTCTTCGCTTCGATGACGGTCAGGCGTCCACGCGCGTCCTGGTGCAGTTCCTCAGATTTGGCACCGTTCGCGGCGATGACGTTGTCACCGTTGCGGACAGCCTCGTTACCGTCCGGCTTCTGGAATCCGAGCGGGGTGGTTGTGATAGCCATGTGCGGCGTCTCCTTAGATACAGAAAAGGCGCCCCAAGGGGACGCCGCGGATGGTTGGCTAGAGAGCCGGGCTTAGATGTACCAGTTGACCGATATGAACATGGTGTAGCCGGTGCCGAGGCTCACCGCACCGCCAGAGGTGGACCGCCCCACGAGGATGCCGTCAGTGTTGATGACGAGCTGCGGGGACGAGTTGTAGACGCCAGCGTTGGTGTTTACCGTCCCGGCAAAGAACGCGTTGGCTGACGGGCGGAACCCGGACGGCACAATCGCGGACGTGAGGACCGTGTCAGCCGTGTTGATCAGCATCGCCGGGCCGGTGCGGACAAGCTGCAACGTTGCCGTTACCTGCGCCAACCCGGTAACAACGGTTTTCAAGTACGCGCCATTGATCGACCACAAGCCGTCAGGGGTGACCGCCGCGGATGTCATCACAGGCGAACGGGTCCATGTTGAACCGTCCCAGACCTCCGTAGGCCTGCCCGTTACGTCGAGCCGGCGGACGGTCAGCCCGTCGTACTTCGTCAGCGCATCCCGCGCCGCCTGGTTCGACACCTTCACGATCAGGTTCGCGGACTTGAACGAGTTAGCAAGATCCTCAGCCAGGTTGTAAGGGTCGCCGTTCGTGAAAACCTGGACACCGTTTTCAAGGGTTTGCATTAGCTACTCCAACTGATAATGAGCTTGCCGAACTCGGGGTTGTCGAGCCGGGACTGGAACCCGACGTAGGGGTCGCCTGCGATGCTGATACCGCCACCCGCGACGAGGGTGGGGGCAAAACTAAGGGGAAGATCCGTGTACCCGCCGCCGTAGCCTTGCGGTACTGGGATGTCGAACGGGCCGGTCACACGGTTCACGTCGCCGCCGGGCCGTGACCCGGACGTGTGCGCGTAGGCGTGGATGGTTGCGGTGCCTGACGCGCCGACGCTTAGGCGGGCGGGGACCTTGAATAGGATCCGGGTGATGGTCTTCCCCGCGAGTTCAGGCCTAGGCGCGCCGTAGAACCATGAGCCGGTCAGCGTGTAACCAGCCCACGTGCCGGCGTACACGTCTTCGCCGCCACTGCGGGACGTAGCCCAACGCCCCCAGCCACCAACACCGAACGTGTCAGACGCGGTCGCGGACAGTTTCGTCTCACCACTTTTCGCGGACGACGGCGGGGGCGGCGGTGCGGCTTCAGGGACGGTCGTAACGGCGGCGATCTTCCCCGTGATCGTCGGCACACCGGCAGCCCACATCAGGTTCACCGCGTCACCAGGGGAGTAGGTGCCGCTGAAACGGTCGGTAGTGTATGACGCGCCGTCCTCGCCAGTGAAAGCGAGCCGGGTTGATACGCCGGCGGGGATGACCTCGTTCACTGTTCCCGAGGACGGCCGGGGCTGGTCCGTGTACCCGCCGATGACGAGCGCCGAAGACTGGCCCTTGCCGTCGTTCGTCACATCAACGACGATCTTGCCGCCCTGTACCGGCTGGATCGGGTCCAACCATCGGGCGTCTAGGAGGCTGTTCGTGTCGTCGCCGAGTTTCGCCCACCACTTCGAACCGTCCCAGAAGGCGGTGCCGAAATAGCGGCGATTGTTGCCGCCGTCCATTGCGCCCATCGTGTACTTCAAACCGGGCACAATGGCCTCCTTATGGCAGGTCGTTCCAAATGGTTGCGGGGAGTTGGCCCCAGTTGCCGGGCATCCGGTCCCATGTGAGGGCGGGTTTGCCGGCGGTGATGTTCTGCGCCCACTCGGTACGACCCAACGCGTTGATGACGTCACCGTAAGAACACGTGACCGAAAGTGACGTGCCGCCCGGGACTGTCGAACCTGAGCGGCGAATCGCAGTGATAGTGCCCGGGAAATAAGCCACATGGCCCGCGGCGACAGGGCAGCCAACCTCGATACGGTCACCAGCCTGCAACTCAGGGCGCGGCACCGTCTCCACCGCAAGCTCAACAGCCAGCGATGACAGGAACCGGTCACGCAACTCGGCAGCGTAATAGTCGGCCTGGGCGCGTGTCGTGATCATTTCTGACGAGTAGAAGTCCGCGGCCTTACCGTGCGGTCCACCCCAACGCAGGGGCCCGGACTCGATGACCGCGGACCCGCGAACAGGTGAACCGCCCTTCGAGTCCTTACCCTCAACAATCCACTTGTTGAACAGGCCATCAATGGACTGTTTCCGGGACACCGAAACAAGGCCCTGCGTAGGTTCAACTCGCCACACAGGGGACGACGCGGCTGGGTACACGTGACACTCGCCGTCGCCGCCCATCCGGTACCGCGCATTCACCCGCGAGAGTAGATCCTGTGCCGCCTCGAGCCGTTCCTTATCGAACACAAGCCGCGACGACACCGAAGCATCCGTCACGCCAAGGTCAACGACGGTCGGGAAATACTGCGACGTCAACCGCCGAAACTCAGACAATACCGTCGCGCCAGGCTTCGGCGACTGCGGCGCCTCCAACTTGTCCCTGTCAACATCGAACGTCAGGTCAACAGCCTCAAGCTTCACAACACCCGTCGTGATGTACCGGCGCCGCTCATGCGGGGCCACCGGAGAATCAGGCTCAGCGAACCCGAACTCGTCAATGACTCTGGAATCCACCGCAACAGTCGGCTCATTGCCGGTCACACGGAACCAGCCAAAGTTGATCGCCCCCGCACCGCCCACACGGTAAATGACCTGCAAATCAGTCCCGGCAACAGACAAGGCGTCCTCGAACCGCCACGCCCCAAACGAACCATCAGGATCCGCAACAGTCAGGGACAGCTTCTGCCCAACCTTCACACTGTCGCCGGCCTCATCATCCACAGACCAACCAACAACATCCAACGCATCAGGGACAACCAACTCGCCATCCCGCCACGCCCACACAACCAAAGAATCGGCAGGCCTAGAACCCCCAAGGGCAGCCAGCGAATCAGCATCAATCAACCGCACACTAGCCCCCCAACGGGTTCTTCAAATCATCCAAATACTTCTTCCCCGCCAAACGGTCCTGCTTCTGCTGATACGTCGAAGTCAGCAACGCAACATCCCCATACGAGAACGACGCAGTAAGAACCTTGATCGTCGGGGCCGCGACCACATCAGATTTCAAATCCCAGCGCGTCAGATCACCACCCCACGAAACATCAACCGGGAGCTGCGTTGCCGTTGCGTTCGCCAGGAACAATGAACCTGGCAGTGTCCGCGTACCCCAACCAGGCAGCGGCCGGAACAACAATTGCGCCGACGACTTCAGCAAGTTCTCAAGCCGGGCGTTCTGCTCAGCCGACCGCGTAGACAACGACGTATCCAAACCACGCTCAGCCATCCGCTGACCAAACAACGCCAACGGCTTCGATGAGCCCATGATGTTGAACACCTGAACATCAGCCTGATACGCCAGCTCCGACAAAGCCTGAGAACGCAAATACGTTTCATCCGTCGAATCACCAACCACCGGCACCGCAGACTGCGGAACCAAAGGATCCATCAACCAACCCGTCAAAGCGTTCACCGTCACCGCTGAAGAGGTGACACGGCTAGCACCAGACGGGCCGCTAATCACCTCAACCTCATACGTGATCGGGCGGCCAAGTGGGGCGTCAAAATCCACCACATACGATGAATCCGTCATACTCACACGGCGGGCGCCGCGGACAGGGTTCCTTTCCCCATCCGCGACACGCCACACCGAAACAACCGACGCCGAAGCAGTACCCAAACCCGTGATCGTCACACCAACACGCGGACACGGATCACTCAGAAGCGCCTCAAGCGCAACACCAACAGCCATCAGACTCGGCCCCTTCTCATATGTTGGGACTGCGAATCAGCAGCCGAGATAGCGGAAGAAGCAACCCGATAAGTGCGCGCGTCAAGCTGCTCGTTGCCGATATAGACAGCAACGGCAGGCGCCGAAACGTTCACGTCCGGAACCGAAGCCATCGACGCCTGACGGGCAGGGGCGCTTGCCGGCGCGTACTGCACGCCAGCTTTCAACGGCTGCGTGTCGCCACCGTTCAGCTTGTCCAGGTTCGCGTAGCCGATCTTCCGGGCCGCGGCGGCGGTGAGCACGTACTCATCCTTTGACAGCCGCGCATCCACAGAGTCAGACGTTGACGTGCCCGGGCCATACACGCGGCCACCAGTCGCGTATGCGGCTGTCCGCTTGTCAGTAGTTCCACGAGTTGGAGCGACCGAGTCGGAGCGGACA